GCGAAATCCTGCCCGACAACATGGACATCGACGCAGAAGTAGAAGAAATGGAGACAAACGCAGCCGAAATGGCCGAAGAAGCAATGGAAGCCGAAGAGTCCCTGCCAAACTCCAATACAATGACAGAATCAGAGGTTTGATGACATGGCCGTATCCCCTGGCACGTACAACATCAGCCTGCAACGCCGCGCTGACTATTCCGTAGCAATCCAATTCAAAGACAGCACTGGCACCCCCATCAATCTCACCGGCTGGACAGCGTATGCCCAGGTCTGGAACCGCGCTCGCAGCACCAAATTTGCCGACTTCGCTATAACTTATACCAACCGTGCCACCGGCCAAATCAGCATTGCGTTAACTGACGTCCAAACAACAACACTCCCAGACGAGTGTTACTACGACGTACTCCTAGAAAACCCCAGCACACTACGCGAATACTACCTAGAGGGTACTGTGTACGTCTCTGAGGGCTACACAGCATGAACACAGTAACGATTGACGACGCCTACAAAGTAGTTGTAGTAACTGAAGGCACTGGTGACGTAACTGTCGTCACAGCTGCCAGTCCCGCAGTAATAGTCGAAACAACCGGCCTAGGTCCACAGGGTCCACCAGGAGCATCAGCCCCAGTTAATCCCATATTGGTCACACTCCAAGTAATCGCTGAAAACTACACGGTCACCGCTGGCTATAATGGGTTATCAGTCGGTGACGTTGATGTGGCAGCCACTTACACTGTGACAGTCCCTGCCGGCGCCACCTGGGTGATTGTCTAATGGCATACGGCAAAGTACGCGTCGATCAAATCCAGTCATCTACTCGCACAGTAGATGTCGATAACCTTGCGACCACTGCTGTAGCCACCACAAGCGTGGCGGGGTTGCTTAGCGCCACCGACAAGACCAAGCTCGACGGTGTTGCTACTGGCGCCGAAGTCAACGTCAACGCCGACTGGAACGCCGGCAGCGGTGACGCCCAGATCCTGAACAAACCAACGCTTGGCACCGCCGCCGCCAAGAACACTGGCACCGCCGCCGGCAACGTAGTCGAGCTTGACGGTAGCGCCCGTCTGCCTGCAGTGGATGGCTCGCAATTGACGGGCATCAATACCGCTGGCACCGACCTCACCTATACAGCAGCCACCCGCGTACTGGCCAGCTCCACTGGCACCGATGCCACGCTGACACTGGTAACCAGCACTGACGCTGGTTTGGCGCCTGCAAGTGGCGGCGGCACCACCAACTTCCTGCGAGCTGATGGCACGTTTGCTGCACCTCCCGGCGGAGCCCCCGGCGGCACTGACACCCAGGTGCAGTTCAACGACGCTGGCGCCTTCGGCGGCGACGCTGGACTGCTGTTCAACAAGACCACCAACAAGCTGACCGCTGGCGGCGACGTAGAACTGAATGACGGTGGCACATTTACCACCACGCTCCAGACGGTAACGCCCACAGCAGCCCGCACGATCAGTTTCCCAAATGCCACTGGCACCGTCGCATTAGTTGCAGGCTCTAGTGGGCAACTGCTGTATAACGCAAGCGGTGCAAATGCTGGTGTACCTAGCAGCACCGTTGGCGCAACCGGCAACATCACGCTCAGCCTGAACGGGGCCGCTAGTGTTCCTCCAGTTTCTGTTACCGGCACTTGGTTTGCTGGCACCACGCCTCAGGTCCTGATTCAACCGAGCAACGTCGGCACTGCTGGTGCGTGGTCCGCCAGTGGCACCGGCATTGGTGTTAATGCGGTTACTGGGTTTGGCGGAAACCTGCTGGATCTGCAGATGAATGGGACGAGTCGTTTTACTGTTAGTAACACTGGCGCGATTATACAGGCAGGCACTCCAAGCACAAGGGGTGCTCTATTTTCTGGATATATCGAAAGCTCCGCTGGGTACTATATTGTTAGCAAGTCTGGATGGACTTCACCAGTAGACGGCAACGTTCTTTTATCAAACAGTGTCGTAAATAATTTTAACTTGCTTCAGCTAGGCGGAACCAGCAGTAGTTTCCCCGCCATCAAACGCAGCAGCGCAATTCTTCAGGCCCGCCTAGCAGACGACAGCGCATATACAACCATTGATGCTCAGCACCGCCTCCAAGGCACCGCCCCCGCCAGTGCAACCGCTACTGGCACCGCTGGCGACGTGCGCTACGACGCTTCCTACGTTTACATCTGCACCGCTACCGATACCTGGAAGCGGGCTGCCATCTCTACCTGGTAACCATCATGGCTGAATTTATCATTTCAATCGACGACAGCCTCATTCCTGGCATCGTCGCCATTGCTTACACCGAAGGCAAACAGCCCGAGGACATCATTCAGGAGTACGCCTACACGGCTGCCAATAAGGCTTGTCAGGACTACCAGGTGGGTCCGTACTGGATCATGCCTGAACCACGCTTCAACCAAGACGGCACCCCTTATGTGGCACCAGTCCCCCCACTAGACAACGACACTACTCCGCCGGTTGAGGAGGGCGTATGACGCTGATCGTTCGGCCTGGGTTCGCATATGACACCGATGCATCGAACTACATTGATGCGGTGGAAGCTGCTGACCAGGCCGATACCCCTGGCATTGGGGCAATGGAAACCGGCGTCCGGTACGCAATCAACGACTTTGTAATTGGCTGCAAGAATGACGGTGTTTGGACTGCACTTAAAAATAGTTGCATCCTGGCAGGAGCCAAGACGCTCGAAGGATCGTTTATTGATCTCAAGTCCTGCACTAAGGTCTTGACCAATAACAACTTTGCGGATGGCACTTACAGCGGCAGTAACTACACAACTGGCGACTACAACCGAAAGACGGGGCTGGTGGGGGATGCAACTACTAAATACTTGAACAGTAATCGAAACAACAATGCTGATCCGCAAAACAGCCAACATCTCTCAGCATATGTAACCGAACAGCCAGACCCCACAGGCAGCGTCAACCGTGCATACCTGGGAACTAATTGGGGCCTACCTGGATCTAGCGTAATAGGTCGATCAGGAACTACTGCGCGGCCAATGTATGCTGAAATGAGATACGGAACTGAATTTGTAGGCGGCACCGCATCTGCAACTACTGGTTTTTTTGGCGCGTCCATTGGCAGCAGTAGCACTTTTTCTGTTAGATATAGTGGTACGGCTGCTAACCAATTGTCGACTTCGGCAACTCCAAGAAACGAAAACATTAACGTGTTTAGGAATGGCGGTGGATCAGTTTATACGGCAAATCGCCTAGCCTTCTACTCCATCGGTGAATCCCTAAACCTCGCCCTACTAGACGCCCGCGTGTCAGCACTTATCACCGCATTTGGAGTAGCAATACCATGACCAACACCGAAACCTATAACACTACGAGGTGTCAGCCATGAGCCCGATTTATGTACCGGGGAAGGTGGTGTTGGCGCAACAGCAAAAGTTTCCGGCTGTGCTGGGTGAGCCCTGGGGCGGTGGCTACTTCGCTGGCTACATCAGCCACACTGCTAACGGCAGCCCCACCCATGCGCTGATCGTGGCGCCTAGGGCTACTGGTGCTACAGGCGGCGGCTACACGCTGACCACAAACCTTCAGTGGAAGACTGCCAACACAACAACCGCTGGCACCACTAGCTCCTTTGATGGTGCAGCAAACACTGCCGCAATAGTTGCCGCAGGCATAAGCGATCACCCTGCTGCTCAGTTCTGCGTAAATCTCAGCATTGGCGGATTTACTGACTGGTATTTGCCATCAAGATACGAAATGTCTATCGCATACTTTAACTTAAAGCCTACAACCGCCGTTAATGACGCATTTAGTGGGGCTAACCCATACTCCGTGCCATTAAGAGCCATTAACAACACAACCACTTATCCATCAATTACTCATGTTACCGGATTTACGAATACTTCGGAAGCGTTTGTGGCTGACTTTCACTGGATATCCGAGCAGAGCGCTATAAGTACAGCTTTTGTTTATAGGTTTTCTAATGGCCAAGAAGGTGCGTCTGATCCGAAAGTAAATACTTTTAGAACTCGCGCCTTCCGCCGCATAGCCTTATGACCTACCTCTTAGACACTGCCACTAATCACTTTGGGAGGATGGTGCCATGAGTTGGGTTATTACAGGTTCTGAGAAAACGCCAGTTGATCCGCAGTTTGGGAGTGTGTCGCTGCTGCTTCACGGCAACTTGGTAACGACAACCACCAACATCGTTGACAACAGCCCTACGCCGAAGATTGTGACGCCTGTTGGTAACGCTCAGATCAGCACGGCAATTGCAAACCAGTTTGGAAACACCACTGGAGTAATTGCGTTTGATGGTAATGGAGATAGGCTGTCTGTTCCCTTAATTGAGCTAAATGGCAACTTTACGCTAGAAACATTTATTAGGCTTAACGATACAGCTGATTGCATAGCTTTTGGCGGAGAAAGTATTTTCACTCAGTGGATGAGATTTAACCAGGCGGGCACTCCTGGAAGGTTTGATAGTTATTTGAATAGCCAAACCGTTTTTGGTAATATAAGCTCAGGCATTGTCATCAATACTTGGTATCACATAGCAATCGTGAGATCCAGCACTACGTTTTATTTGTTTATAAATGGTACACAAGTTGCTATAAACAGTTCCCCTCCTGCTGGCACCACTGGCAGACTTACCCTGCAATGGATTGGCGATGTGAGCAACAATAATTTCCATCCTGTTAACGGATACATTGATGAATTGCGCGTCACCAACGTCGCCCGCTACACGGCCAACTTCACACCCCCTGCCGCCCAGTTCCCTGACATCTGAGCAGCCCTCGTAGTGTCCCCGACTTCAATGGTGGTTACAGTGACACCAATACCCCCTAAGCCTCTCCACGGAAGCTCAAACCTGGGGGTCACTCTTGTCACCAAAACCGGCTTGTCGTTAACGGATCGCGGCTTCGTGTCAGGCAATCGGGCTTGTCGTTAACAGGTGATCCGCTGGCAGCTCCCCTCGATATAGCTTCGCAACTCTCGTAGAGACCACCACTAAGCCGCCGGGTGCTGCGTCAACAGCCCCGGCCTTTTTAACTGCTAAAGTAGAAGGGTCTAAGTATTACACCTGTGTCCGAAGAACAACAAGCACCAGTAGTTCCCGTGGAACTCGTTGCTCCCCAGCTTGTGGCTGAAAGTTCCGATCTGGCCGCCCAACTAGAAGCCGTCAAGGCAAAAAACGCTGAACTCATCAGCGAACGCCGTAAGGACCGCGAAAACCGCGAAAACCTACAAAAACAACTTGACGGTATCCAACAGGCACAGGAGCAAGCCAAAACCACAAAACTTGCCGAATCCGGCGAGTACAAAACTTTGTGGGAAGAGGCCCAAAAAACTGTTGCCGAACTCAAACAACAGTTGAACACCAAAGAATCCGAGGTGGAGCAAATTCGCCAAGGCTTCACACAGGAGCAGCTCCGAGCTGGCGCTATTTCCCAACTTTCTCAAGCTGGTGCATTGGCCCCCGATCAGCTGTATCGTTTGTTGCAGGAGAACCTACGCGCTAAAGAAGGACAGCCTGTGGCTGTTACCGGCGGCGTCGAAGTTCCAATTAGCGACTACATCGCTAATCTTAAAAATCCCGGCAGTGGTTACGAGCATCATTTTGCTGCCAGTAATCGTTCCGGCATGGGTGTAACGAGCAGTGCCCGTTCCACCGCCGTCCCAGGTCAGTCCAATCCTTGGTCTAAAGAAGCCTGGAACGTTACCCAGCAGATGATGATGCTGGTCGATAACCCCGATATGGCCCGCCTCCTGAAATCAGAAGCCGGCGCCTAGCCCCTGTGGGGCACCCCCATAAACCTCACTGGAGCTGATCCGTGTCTTTCAACGGCAACTTTTCGGGAGGAACATTCCTCTCCAACCTTGTTACTCGCCCCGAGTTCCTTCAGTACACCGCTGAAGGTATTTTTGAGCAGTCGAAGTGGATTCAGTCCGGCATTGTGCAGCGCAACGCTGCTCT